CGTTCACCGTTATAACATGGCTTACACTGACCAAAGGTAATTTCCTCGAGTAGGTCGACAGGTTTCTCTACAGTCATCTCATGTCCACACACCTGGGACATAAACGCCGCAAAGCCAGCCCGAAGATCCCCGGCAACTCGTCGTTCAACAAACAGCAAGGCGTTGTCACCATCAGCCAGGTAAGTAGCGCGAAACTGTCCAAGGTGTTCAGAAGCCAGTTGCAGGGTGGCATCGACTGCAGATCCCATGATCAAGGTGTTGCCCAGACCAGTATTGAAATCTCCCGATGCTCTACACCCCTCCCTACTGTACTTAATCCCACCAACAGTTTTGCCCCTCAAACCCAACTGTACCTCCAACAGTTCGTTCAACTTCTTGTCACCTGGGTAGACAGCTTTGTAAACGCTATGCTCAAGCTTCAACTGACGCTTAGAGACATGAGCTTCAAAAGCCTTGCCGTCCACCTCGAAGACCACGCAATCTCCCACAGACCCCATCTTCTCTTCTAGAATCCTCGCCCTCGAGAATCCGTCTAGGCCCTTGCCTACGACGCGCGTTGGCGTGACACCCCCCATACCGAATTTCCAGCGCCTCCAGAGTGCATGCTCTATCGGCTTCAGGTATGAGGCTAACACTAAGTTGAATCTTGGCGAACGACACATGATCATTCGAGGCTTACTTCGCTTCTGCAAAGGATTGAACTTTTCAGCCTTTAAGAACGCGGAAAGAACCTTATCGTACTTGGTTAATTCCGGTTCCACATCCAGTGATTCCAGTGCTTCCTGGTATCGTCGTCGCAACCTTCCTGTGTAAGTCGCGACTACCCCCTCTAAGGTCATCCTTTCAATCTGTAACTTCCTAAGAAAAATCCCCAATTTCTTAAATGGTTTGGCGAAGTTAGGATTGTCAGGCTCCACAGGTGTAGGCCCTAGAGTGCGCATCTTCAGCGCGGCAACCTCGTTATGCAAGCAGTTGGCATGTACACCAGCCGCCCATAACCCATCCACCCCGGGTACCCAGCATCGGTACATCATCCTCTTGCCATTCTCACAACCGAATTTACGGGACGGGTCTATCACGGGCATGACCAAACGGGCGTCTCCACGCAGTGGTAGCTCCTCCGACGAGCCAACACACACGCCCGGGCCAGTGTTAGATACCCCCCATCAATTCGATCGCGGAATGACAACCTCCTCGGGTAGCTTGTTCAGCACGAAGTATTTGAACAAACCAGAGAAACCAGGGACATACTGGGTTGGCATCTGTCCCTTGCTCATCTGTTCTCCCTGCTTCCCTCTAGCTAGGCCGTCAACACCACCGAGTGCCAAGAAACTGTTCACCTCGGTTCTGTTGGGGGTCATGGCCAAAGCGACTGTCCCAGGAATCACAAGATTCTGGTATGTCAGGCCTACCTCCAACTCCCCAAGGTACTGAACAGCCTTGGCCTTCAGGGAGGCCATGAGCTCTAGAGTTTTAGGCTTGAACATGGAAGCTAACAGCAGCTTGTTCAACAACCTAAGTGAAACAGAGAGATGTCTGTCCGCCTTGATGACCAACAAATAAATGTCGTCCACCGGGGCGCGCTTCTCATCTCCGTGCCTTACAACGACTTGGTGACTACCCTGCACCTTTACTTCCTGCCCAAGGATCATATCCAAGTACTCCCTAACCGTGGAATCGGAGGTCTTACCACCACAATTACCACGGTCAAGATAGAACTCGTCAGCGAGGGACTCAATGAGATGAGTCGCTCTTCCCCTGGGACGAAGTCGGAAACCCGGAGAAAACGCCACGCGTTTTCTCGGGGCCTGAGCTTGCCCACTAGTGCCGCCGATAGCACTAGCTGACTGAGAAGTTGTTGGAGTCTCACCAACAGGTAACTGGCGCTCACCAGTCTCCTCTTGAACCACTTCCGATAAGTTCCCGACGCTGCTGTCAGCGTCGCCGATGTTCATCGCCATGGCTTCAGCTATCTGTTCTTCGACAGAAGGCACATAGGCATCGCGAACGAAACCGTCAGCGCCAGCGAAAAACCTGATAGGTCTACCGGGCAACACAACACGGGGCCTTGCGGCCACTCCTTCGTCATCGGGGACCTCAGCTACTGAGGTGCTTATGACAGGAAGTGGAGGGGGCGA